GTCACCAATCGAAAGAATGAAGCCGTGCCGGTAGCGTTTGCGCTGCTGTCGCTGGTAATGGCATTTGCCGTCAGGACGCCGCTAGAAGCCGCTGGTGCAAAGGTGGCAGAGCAAGCGCACTCGGCAAGCAATACGTTAGCGCCTAGAGACGCTGCCACGTTCGCAGGCGGGGTGCCGTCGTAGATCCTGAGCAATCCGCTGGTGGAGATGCCCGATGTAATCGCATCGAGTAGCGTGTTGCGTTCCGTTGTTCTCAGTTGGATTGCCATTTATTTGTCCTTTTCTCGTTTGAAGATCATCGCGGGATTTTTGCCCACGGTTCCCGGTCCAATTGCGTGTTTACATCCAGCCCACTTGTTGCCGCGAAAATAGCCTTTTGTCTGGCAGTGCGGGCATTCCGCCTCGCCGTTCCCGTCGCATTCGATCCAGATGGAGCCGAGTATCTTTTCCATAGTCATAGTCCGAAAAACATCACGTTTCCAGCGGTCGTTGGCCCGCAATCGCATTCCCCATCAGTGAAGAAATAGGTAGCGATGCCTGAAGTCGGGTATCCCGTGTCATCCGTAACGAACGTAACGCCGCAGAGAGCAGCAAACCCAGTGCCGGTGACCGCAGAAGTGCCGATACAGGTGTTGCAGGTCGTCAGCGTATTGCCGAATCCTGAGCCATACGGGTAGTACGTTCGAACGTCATCGACGATGAGACTGTAAGGCGGAGGCACGAAACCGTCAGTACGCGGCAAGAGTGCCGGTTCTGCCAGCAGGTAAAACACTTGCTCTGTCCCCCATGTGGAGGTGCCAGCGTCCCAAACCTGATACACCAGTTGCGGTTCAATGGTTTCATCGAAATCCGGATTCGGCGGGGACGATGCGTAATCATTGAACTCGGAGCGGAACGACAGCAATCGGCCTGCGTTGTCTACAAAGATGCGACGGTTTACCGTATACGTTGCGAGGTAGGTGAAGACCTGCCCGCCGCTGAATGTCGGTATGGCGTCGGTGGCGTCGCAACTGAGATACCGCTTATTGCTTACCTCATCTGTCGCGCCCGCCTCTAGCGGCCTGTTGTAGCTGAGGAATGCGAGATCGCCAAAGATGACAGCCTGCGTAAACGTATTTTGCATGGTCACAGGTGCCGCGTTTGCCGAATGCGTGATCGGGGTAACGGTTTCGACGGTAGCCTCGGAGCCTAGCGTGTCGGTGGAAATCGTGTACGACTGCGTGATTACACTCACATTCGCGTCATCGGGAGGAGGAAATCCCGTAATGCCTGACTCCTGAAGCCAAACGAAATGGATGTAGTCCGTTCCCTGTTTGTGGATCTGCTGGATGCCCGAGATGTGCGTGTTGTAGAGCGTAGGATCGCCCGTGGTGCCGATCTCGAACGGCGTCCCCCATGTGCCGGTGTCGTATCGCACACCGTAGTATTTCTGGGTGCCGGTGCCGACGCCGGTAACGTCGTTGATGTGGTACGTGATAAACAGGTCGTCGACGCCAAGCGCCTTGACCTGAACGCCAGAGATGTCCTCATTTGCGCCGAAGTACAACGGGTTGGTGCCGTCATCCGTTCCCTTTGGCCCCCATAGGCCCGTTGTAAGGTCGAAGCTGCCAACCTGTAGCTCCATATCGTTGACGGAGTAGCGCCGAACGACCGCCAGATACACCACGTCGGCGTATCGGTCGAAGGTCCAATCGCTGAGAGTGCTTACGCCAGGGTAGAAGTAGGACCAAGTTTCGTCAGGTCGCCCCGGCCCGTCAACCTCGCGCCACGTGATCCCCGCGTTGGTGCCGCTAGGTACACCAGCGTCCACACTCTTCACCATGCTGATGATGTTGGTGCCGCCGCCGCCCACGTCGGGATTCACAGGGCAGAAGTACTCGCCGCCGTATTCAAAAAGGCGTTCTTGGCAGAACACGGGAAACCAGTACTCGGTTGCGAAGATTGGATTGACTGGCATTATCTGAGCCTGTATACCCCTCTGAGCGTTAGCTCTACATCCGCCACGGTGCCGTCCGCTGCGATGACATCAACGTTGAAATCGTCGCCTTCATAGAAGTCGGTCACGAGCGGTTCAACGGGTATTGCTTCCGTTTCGCCTACAGGGATGATGAGACTTTCACCCGGCCTGAAGATGCTGGTAAAGGTCGTAGCGGGTGGACGCCGATAGGTGATGATGGCCTCATAGTCGCTGGTAGCAGGTGCCGTAAAGCAGCGCCCTTGAGCCTCATACAGACGTGCTGCGATGTCATCTTCGAGCCGTACCACGCAGGGGGAATCCAGCAGGTCGGTGCCGACGACTTGAACGCCGGGGAGCTTGGTTCTGCCCACCACAATGGCGGGGACGCGGAGCTTGCGCCTGAACTGCTGAAACCAGCGCACCCAAGGCATAGTAAAGCCGCCATCGACGGCGAACATGTCGGTTTGAATCGGAGCGGGGATTAGGAATCCGTCTTCATCTTCACGAGTCATTATGCCCCCGTTCCTGCGTCAACCTTGATATAAGCGTTGACCCATGATTGGAATGTCGGTGAGTCGCAGGTAACCTTGAACACGCGGTCACGCGAGCGACCTAAGCGATTCCAGCGAGCACGGCGGGTGTAATCCCCTATCGCGCCCATCGGGATCGTCATAGGCGTACCAAACGTCTTCCCGCCGTCGTTGCTGATTTCGAGCGTGATGTCAGGAGCAGTGCTAGGCACGTCCCCCATGTCGGCGTCGAGTTGGAAGTAGCGGTAAAACAGCCACAATTGTTCCTCTGAAAGATGCGGAGCCTGCCTGATGCGCCTGATCGTTTCGCCGTCATCGTCATATGCGTCATTCCGCATGTAGTACAGTTCACCCGTGGTGCCTGATCCGACGATGTTTTCGCCGAATGTAGCCGCTGAATACCACTGAATCTGCCCCGCTAAATCGGTTCCATAGGCGCGTTCATGCCATGCGTTTTCCCCGATGTCGTAAACCCAGGTTTTCCCCGCAGTCGGGAAGTTCAGGACATAGAAAACGTGTCCCAACTGGCTGTAGCTGTACGCAATAGCGTCTGTTGAGACTTCGTACTGCCTGATTGCCCAATCGACTGCGTAGGTGCTAACGGTCGAAGCCTTCAAACCGTTCACTAATTTGACGCTGCCAAGCCCTCGATCCGTCCCTGAGAGCCACATCACCGAGTTGTCACCGACCGGCGCGACGCTAAACGGTGCCCAGACGCCATAATCGAGCAAAGAACCCTCAATTCGGGTGAGCGGGAAGTCCTGATCGGTCAGATACCACGCTTCGCAGGTGTTTGTGCCGAATAACCAAAGGTTTTCCCCCACGGTGTAGATCATTTGCAGGCGATCGGAGCGTGAAATGCGCTGCTGGTAGTCGAGCGGGTCCCATTCGAGGCCGTTATTGAGCGCCGAAACGTTGATCGTGTTGGAATCGGGAGCCAAAACGCAGAAATACCCGCCGATGTACGCTCCTGCGACGCCTTTTACCAGTTCCACCCACCCGCTAACCTCGCCAGTTTGAACGCCTGCGGTTGTGGTGATGGTGATTTCTTCAGGATTGTTGAACGTGGCTACCGTGTAATCGACGCCGTTGATGGTAATCGGCGTTCCGATCATCGTCGGGGTGAATTTATCACCGCTGACCCATGTAACGGTCGTCCCGTTGGTGTCCACCGTCCCCGCGAGCGTCCCATATTGCGGCTGTACGGGTGCGCCACCATTGGTCACCCATACCTCATCGCCGGTGATAATCATGAGCTGAGTACCAAGGCCGTTGGCGAAGATTGTAGCTGGTGTAGTGGCGCTCGACATCGCGCCTATGCTGGTAGCTGCGCCTGCGTCCGATACCTCATAAAGCGTGTCATCGCCTACAGCAAACAGGCGATTAAATCCAGCCCACAAGCCACGGCATGGGGCCAAGGGCAGTGTACCGAACGCCACGAGGCCCGGAGTACACTCAAGGCTATTACGCCCCTTCCCGGTGCCGCTCTGGATCGTCTGAGGATACAGGTTCACGCAACGGTCGCCCGCCGCATTGATTGAGGCGAGCCGATACGCGGGACCAACGAAATTAGGATATTCCGCCATTTGTCCTCAAATCAAACCAGTTGCGCTGCTGTCTTAATGCACGGTCAACCCGCATGTTGGGAGGCGAATAGTTGAAGCTCTTGATGGTGTTTTTAGCGTTCCGCGCCATCTGCTGCACCATCTGAAGCTGCATCCCGTTAGCGCCTGTTTTGGTCATGACCACGAACGCGGGCCACAACAGCTCGCCAAGGTTGAATCGCAACGCTAGATCGTAGCCAGGGGGGAACTCATAGTTGGTGTCGAGATCGGCGAACCGTTCCAGCAGCGCCCAGTAGTAGAGCTTGATCTGAATGGGTTGACCGCCGTTGGGGATCGGGTACAGATACGCACGATTGAGCGGAAAGCCCTCATCGAAATACACCATCTGCGGGATCGTGCTTGGGATCGTCTTGACCCTCACAAGCTGCCAATCCGTGTATTGAAGAACCGTCAAGGGAATCTCAACCGGATAGCTGCCGGTCGTCATAACCACGCTGGCGCGATCCACCTTGGGAGGTCGTGGGATATCCCAATCCCCGCCGGTGCCGATTGTGTACGATTGCTGATTGTCTACGATGTCGAAGCTCTGAAAGCTCGTCGAGTAGATCATCATGCGCTCGATAGACCACATTTCGAGCATTCCATTGAGCGTCGTCAGCCCGTCCTCATACGCTTCATCCGAGGCCCCTTGCCCCGGCCTGAGAGCGCCTATCCACCGCAATGCCGAGTAGATCAACTGGCGAGCTGTCATGGGTTAAGCTCCCGGTGCCTGCGGGGTAATCGCGCTGATCTGTCCTGTCGGTGGAGGTGCCCCGGGTTCCGCGGCATTCAGCATCCGCATGGCCGCCTTAGATTCTGCTGCGATCTGTACCACTTCAGGCTTAAGTACTGATCCGAACTGAGCCGCAATCTCTACCGCCAAGTTGTAGATCATAGGCCGCAGGTAGCCGCTGCCAAGGTCGTAGCTGGTCACAAGATCGGCGAATTGAGGCAGCGCCGAATAGAGCCACAGGTCAATCGTCGGGGTAGTGTTGGGAGTAGGCCAAAGGTAAACAACGCCAGTAGGCGACGCCTGATTGTAGTAGAGCTTGAGCGGGACATTGGCGAGTGCGCCCTTTTCCTTAATCGCTGCCCAATCAGCCGCCGAGATGATCTCAAGCGGGTGAGTCAGCCCTGATAGCAGGATGTTTGCCGATTCAATGCGGATCGGTCGTGGTGTATTCCAAGTGCCGCCGGTGGCGATGGTGTAGTTGTTGGTGCCTGCTGAGATCGCGCCAGTAAAGTTGTAGATGTAGAAGATGTTGAGGCGCTCGGTGCTCCAGTTGTCGAGCATTGCATTGAGCGCATCGAGGGCATCTGCGGATTCTGACGCTGATGGGGTCTCGCCTTGGGTGATTACACCCAACAGCTTGAGGGCAGGGTTAATGACGTCTTCAGCCGCGAATGCCATGACGCTTCCCCTTCTTCACGGGTTCTTCCATCACTACAGGCTCAATCGTGATGTGAGCCTCGCCAGTAATCACCCCGCCGTCCTTGAGCTTGTCAGGATGCGAAACCCAACCCGGGCCAAGCGCCTCAAGTTCAGTGGGATCGTTTACGATGCGGGCCGGTTCCGTTGCGTGGAAGTACCAATGTGGGAATGTCATGTTGTCCTCAGCGGTTCAGAGATTGAGGTAGAAAAGGTGGGCGACCTTTCCACGCATCGCCCATTTACAGGAGAGAGACAGCTTAGAGGTACGAGGCAACCCACTTGGAGGTAGAAGCATTCCAAGTGAAGGTCAGCGCCCGCCCGACAACGGCAGTACCAGCAACGGCGATATTGCCCGCCGTGGTCCAAGTAAATGCACCAGTCGGAATGACCGTGAACGAACCCTTGCCGGTGAATCCGACAGGGAACGTGAACCCAGTCACAGCCGCCGTCCCCGATACGGTGAACAGCGGGCCAGAGGGCGTGATAGCGCCAGCCGCAGAAGCGACAGTAGCCGTAGCCTGAGCGGGTTCCGGGTTGTTGAAGCCAGGAACCCACGCGAGCGTGACTGTCGAGCACAAATACTGGTATCCAGTAAGGACGTTGACGACGGGAGCGACATAAGTGCTAGCCGTGGTGCATGCGCCTGTTGGTGCTACGGTCACAAACATGTCAGGACGACCGGCGAGCACATACGAACCACTCGTATGAGCGACGGCGGCGGTCCCGTTCTGCCCACGAGCAACCGTGATGCGGGTGCCGCTGACAGAGAGAACGTACATCAGTTCTTTGTCCACATAGATTGCAGTGGCAGGCGAGACGCTGATGTTAGTTGCGGAGGCGACAGAGAACGACTGCTGAGTTGCAGTGATCGCGGCGCTGAGAGTGGTGGAAGTGAGCGCGTTCTGCTGTGCGAAGGACGCGACAACGAACACGCCCAAGAGGGTGATGGTTTTGAGTGTCTGGGTCATTTGGTTTCTCCTATTGGATCGTTGGCGCTTAAGCCACCAACCTCACAGCGCCGGTTCCGTACGGTACGCCGAAGGCATACAGCACGTCGAACCTGTTAATGAATATGTTTTCGCGCCCGTTCCACTGCCGAGCGAAGCGAAGCTGGATGCCCGTTTCAGCGTCGGTTGCGGAGTAGGCTACATCAGTAGAGCCTTTCGGCACTTCCTGAGCGATGCCAGCGAAGGTGAAGGCAGAGGGGTGATGCGCCAGCGACTGCACCAGATAGGTGTTGGCAATCGCACCCTGACCAGCAGCGGCAGCGCCCCATACCGAGATCAGCGCACCAGCAACAGGCAGCACGTCAACCGTGGCAAACTGCTGAGGTGCGGGGATGATCGGCGGATACACGCTGAAAGTCGCGGCTCCCGCGCCGTCCGAACTCACATCATCGAGAACCGTGAAGGTGCGAAGCTGAGCGGAGGTGCCGTAGGGTTCTCGGGTCATCGGGTTCACCGGCTTGACGGCGGCGATGCTGATGATGTCGCCCTTGCGCAATCGGAGAGCAGCGGCGGCGGTCCAACCGTCCGTGGTGATGGTCGAGCCAGCGGTCGTGGTCGAGGTAATCGACTGGAACGCAGGAGTGCCACCGAGCGGGCCGATGCGGTGCTGCCACATGTTCTGGCTTTCGTAGAAGTCAAAGCCGAGCGTGTTCTTCGACAGCAGGCCCGATTCGTACTGGTCGCCAATCTTCGACTGCGGATTAAACAATCCCTGAAGGCCGGGAACCAGCGAAGCATTGTGCTGAGGATCGAGAACGAATCGACGGCGGTTGTCCTTGGCGAAACCTTCACCCGTCAACTGTACGCCGCACTGAAGGACGGAGGCAGAGGTAGCGGGCTGGGTGCCGAGGGTGCCGTAGTAGTTCGAGACGCCCTGATAGGCGATCTGCAAACAGTCACGCTCGATGTTGTTCTTGAGCTGAGCCATTGCAGGCTTGAGCACATCTTCCTTGATCTGGTTGATGTTCAGCGTCCATTCGGTCGAAGGAGCGTCGATGTCAACGCCCTGCAGCGGACGAACGGTCAGCGGAAAGCTGGTTTCCGTGTACGCTTCAGGGTTGTACGCTTCACCCGTACGACCGACAAAGCGGGCAGGGTAGCGCACGTTCACGGTGTTGCCACTCTTCATTCCGGGCTTGGCGAAGAGGTGCTGGTTGTCACGCGAAACGCCTTTGAGGAACGTGAGATCGTTCTTGAGGATCATCAAGGCTTCATTCGTGAATACTTGCCAGGGTTGATATGTATTTGCCATTAGGCTGTCCTTTACCCCCTTGGGGGATTAGCAGACCGTCAGACCTTGCCGCCAGCCTTCCGCCACTTCTCGTATTCCGAGAAATCCATCGGAGGCTCGTTCTTTGCCATCGTCGGGGACTTCCCCGCGATCTGTTTCGGCGGTACAGGTGCTTTCGATACTGCGGGTTTCGGCTTATCGGGGCTGGTCATGGTCCCCGAAATGGCAAGCTCAAGTTTCGTTAGCTCTTTCACCCTCTGGAGCGGTGGTAGGCCCTGAATCCTCTGAGCGTTCTGTAAATCTTTCGCGAGGTGGTAGCCGATCTGCGGCCCAACTTCCGATTCAATGAGGAAGTCCCTCATGTCGGCAGTCAAAGGCAGCGCAACATCGCTGTAATCTTCCCAATCCTCGTACTGTTTGGCGGCTTCAGCGGTGCGAGTCTGCCAAGACTGAGATTTAGCCTTGAACTCCTCTTGTGCCCGCTCTTGCTCCCTCTCCCACTTGACACGAGCTGGGATATAAGCATCCAAATCGCCGTCGAAGTCTGAGAGTTTGGGTTCCCCAACAATCTGAGTTGGCATTTCGGTCTGCGAAGCGCTCTCAGCGCCAACAGTGCTCCGTGCTTGTAACTCAGCTAGCTGGGCTTCCAGCTTCCTGATCTGCCGCTTCCATCCGCTTCCGCTTCGATTTCGACGGGCAGGGCGGTTATCTTCGCCAACCTCATCGTCGCCATCGTCATCAGCGTCCGTGGCCTCTGCTGTTGCTTCGACTTCGCCACCTGTTTCAGGCTCAGCGTCGGTCGATGCCGCATCGGTTACTTCTGTTTGTTGCACAGATTCAGCGCCCGTGTCAATGGGTGCCTCAATTGTGCCTGCTTTTGCGGCCTGTTCATACTTCTGAAAGTCGGTTTCCGGGTGGACTTCACCGATCATGCTCATACCTGTTGTTCTCCCTGTTGCGCGGCCTGTTGCTGTGCCGCTTGTTGATCCATCGACTTCGATTCGAGCGCCTGTTCGTGCGCCCGCTCCATTTGCTGATCTGCCCTGCTCACGTCAATCTCATGCTTGGCCGAGGCGTACTCTTGGCTCATCATGAGAGCGCCCATCTTGGCGTCAAGGTCTGCGATCTTCATAAGCAACTTGGTGTTATTGTTCTCAGCTGCGATGCGTTCCCGCGATGCGATCTCATCGTTTTTGCTCTCAAGCTGCGCCGATAGCTGCTCGATGACCTGCGTCGCCTGTTGCGCGAACTGGTCAAGCTGCTGCAACCGTGCTTGCACCTGCGGCGGGATCTCGGTGTCCTGATCGTCGCCTTGCAATTCGGGCGGCATCATCTTACGCAGCCGCTTGGCGACCTCCTGAGCCTCAGGGAAGTCCATCGCGCCCACCATGATGTCGCCTGCCGCCTGGAACACTGGCGGGTATGCCTTGGTAAGCTCGACCATGCTTTCTGCCATCTCCTGACGGGCTGTTGCGTAGTTCTTGCCAGCCTGAACGCGCACATCGTACTGCCCCGTTGTCAGGTCATAGAACTTCTTAACGCCGCGCATCGGGTCGGGTTGCGTGTTCACCGCTACCATCTCGGCGGTGTCGTTGGGCTTGATGATGCGTACCACGCGCTCGGTGTCGTAAATCTTAGGCATCAGGTCGATCAGTAGCTTGCCCATAAACTTCACGGAACGCTTGAGGTTGTCCATGAAGTGAAGATTGCTAAGCTGCGATTCCGACTTGCGAGCATTGATAGCCCGCCCTGACTGTTCAGGGCCACGCGAGCCTAGCGCCGCGTCATAGATGCCCGATACCGCCTTCAGATCGTTGTCAGCCTGAGCGACCATATGCGAATAACCCGCGATAGAGGGGTCGCTGTCGTTGCGCGTCGGTGCCGGGAGTAGCTCACCATTGGCGGTCGTGGGCTTGTAGTAGAGCCAAGCGAAGTTCTCTTTGTTGGCACGTTCCCACTGGTCCTCGAAGCCCTCAAGTGCGCCAGCAGGGACGATCCACGGAGACTTGGTAGACAGCGCAAGCCTTTCAGCCGCTGCCGTTACCCAATAGTTGTACGTGATCTGCGGTCCCACCATGTCGTCTACGAGGCCAGCAACGCAATCCTCGCCGTCAATGTTGATCTCATCGCCAACCACGCGTACATGCGGGAAGTAATTCCCCGCCCAATCGCCATGTTCAAGGATCTCAACGCCGTTGATAATTGCCCATTTGACCTGACGACCGCACCATTCCCGCTCCCGCTCAATCATCGGGTAGTACTCTTTCGGGATGTCCTTCTTCCACACCTGAGCGCCGTCCTGCATCAGGCAGAGAGTGCGCTTCACCTCTTCGATGTACCAGTACTTGGCAAGCCTGATGCCGTCTTCATTGATCCAGCCGTCAGACTCAGGCCCCCAATCAAGGCCCGTATTGATGTCCGAATCCGGGTACATCTCGCGGAACGCTTCCCGAGTGACCTCGTAGACCTCGAACCTGTACTTGCTGTCCTCGCGGTTGGGGAGTTTCGCATTCGGGTCATCGAAGATGGTGAACGGGTTGCGGATCTCACGGACGTAGATCTCCTGATTGAACGATTGCGCCTGCGGATCGTCGATAGGCAGGTCTACGTACTCACAATGGAGCGTGAACCAGCCCTCGCCATGAATCGCAGCATGACGCGCCGCCGTGTCGATAGCGATGTCGCCATCAGACTGAGAGACGATGTGGCGAATGATGCCCATCTCAATGTCCGCTGTCTCAATGTCGGTGTCGGCTACAGGATCGACGAGTACAGCGGGACGGTTTAACCGCTCTTCATTCGTCACCTGGCGCACAAATGCCTTAGTCCTGTTGATCGTAAGGCAAGGTCTACCAGCGTTCTCACGCTCTGTCACGTCCTGCGATGACCACTGATCGCCCCAATAGAAGCGCAACGTGTCCAAGCCCTTGATTCGTCGGTCGCTGAAGGTCTTCTGACTCAGGTTGAAACGCCGCTTGGCGCTCTCAAGGAAATCACTTTTCTGCCGTATCGACAGTTCCGGTACATCTTGATCATGCGAACTCATGACATCCACGTCCTTCCATTTCTCGTAGGCGGTCTATAGACCACGCTCTTATTCACCGCTCCAGCGTTGGGCCTTGTAGCCGCTCGCATGAGGCCGCTCTTGACCAGATAGCGCGTCGCATCCATCAAATGGTCATCAGCCTTGACGATCTTGCCCTTTTCATCGCGTCGGTACAGCCTGAACTCCGAGCGCCAATTGCTCAAGGATCGAAACACCTTCAGCCGTCCCGTAGTCATACGCTCGAACACCTCAAAGATTCCTGCCTCAACGCTGTTGTCGGCGTTCTCGATGTCGAGTCCCAGTAGTCGATAGCGTTCGATGAGCTGTTGCCCGTCATGCTGGCTGCGACCATTAGCCGCAGGGTCGATCACCCCCTTTATCCACGGTCCACGGCTGTTGATTGCCGCCACGTGAACGGGAGGTTCGCCCTCCCCGCGATAGTGCTCGCTGTAGAGGTACAGCGTGTCCGTATCCCGATCAAGAGCGCCCCATGTGACTGCTGTGCGCTTCCAACCAACGTCCATACCGTAGGCACGAGGCCAATGTACCGGCAGTTCGAAATCATCGACGATCAAATCAGCCTCGGCTATCGGGTAGATCGCACCGCTGCCCAACTGCGGAATACCCTTCATGCGGGCATCGCGCTGATAGGCCGGGATAGACGCCATCAGTTGCGCCTTAGCCGTCTCGTCAAGGTGGGGCACGTCGTCCCAGCCACACATGGTGACGTGCTTCAGTGACGGCATATCGTCAGATGACGCCCCGACGCCACTAATCTGCCCGCCAGGAAGGAACGTCAAGACTACCTCTGTCAGCCCTGATAGTGGCGTGAACGTGAGCATCACGAGTCCGTCCGTGGTCATGGTACGGATAACGCATTCCGTGTAGATGTCCATGGGACACTCTTCATCAGGCCATATAAAATCTTGTGCCGTGCCCTGGAACGCCTCGCGGCGCTGGTCGTACGACTTGAACACCAGCACGCTGTTGCCGCCTGACTTGTGTTTAACCCATACCGTGTCGATGGCGTTGGCAATGCCCGTCTTAGCCGTGGTGTGTACGATCAGGTCACCTGGAATCATGCCGGTGCCAATCTGCCCCGGATCACCCATGAGCGTTGCCTGCACGATCTCTTTCACCGTTTTGCCCGTGTCACCCGCTGCCCAACCCTTTACAGGCTTGTTGAACCGCTTCCCCTGCCACCAGTCCGGGTAATGGCCCGTGAGATGCAAGGTAGCCTCATATGCGCCGGCTAGCGTCTTCCCCACGCGGTTGCCAGCGATAAAGGCCCGTTCACGGAACTTAGCCCCCGCTGCGAAAAACTCGAGGTGCTTGCCGTACAACTCACGCCGATATGGTCCCGTGTCGGGGAAATACTTGCGTATGAGGTTGCGCCGCCTGCGCTCAATCTCCCCGGCGAGGTCGAGTGTTAGGATTTCAGGTATTGCCGTGGTCACGCTTACCCCGTTTGGCCGTCACCAACTTGGCTTGGCATTTGCGGCATTGAGCCTGCGGGTAATAGTGGCGAGTACCGCACTTCGGACAGTTGCGGCAATCTAGGGCAATGAGACGCTGGATGGCTAAGGGCGAGGCGTGGGCAATGCGGAAGGCTGTTGGGTTCATTCTTGCCCCTTCTGTTTATCCGCCATATCCTGAATGCCCTTTACGTAATCGAGCGTTGCGCCACAGCTTGGGCAGTGTTTGCGGCCTAGCTGCCTGTTCCATTCGCTGCGGCAGTAATCACACACAACGGAACGCAATGGCAGAGCGAGCAATGATGGCACTACGGCGGCTACTGGCATTACTCTTGCCCCGCGATCTTCTTCTGAAGCTGGAACGCGACCTGAAGCTCATCGTCCGAGAGCGCTTCGAGCTTCGCCGCTGCGATGACGATGCTACCACCAGGGCCTGTACCGTCTACCGTGAGCTTGGAGGCATCGCCGTACTTGTCAGGGCGCATCTTGGAAGCAAACCACTTGCGAGCGTCGATTCTGACAGCGCGGGATCGTGGATCTTCGTCGAGGTTGTCAGCAATGGCGAGCGTCTGTTCAGCCAATCGGTCGATTCCAGCGGATCGCGCGCGTGCGTATCGCTCAGCAAATGCGCTGTCTCGCGCCACAAGCTCATGTATTGCCGTTGCTCCGGGTAGCCGCTGCGGATCGCTGCTGCAAATGCTGCGAAGGCTCTCACCGTCTTCTAGCCTCTTCAGAATCTCGTCTGCGATGGCATCCGTAATGCGTACCACCGGCTTCGTCTCAGGTTCCCGTGCCCGTTTCTTCGCTGCAATAGCTTGGCGTGGTTTCGGCATCAGTCGCGGTCAAGCCTCTTGGCCAGGATGACAGCCAGTGAGCAGGCCCCGTAGACCATGAGGAACAGCATCAGGCAGGCAAACGCCGCCTCTAACGGTCCCATCGGAGGCATTAGTTGCTGCGCTCCTTGCGAGCCTTGATGATGGCCTTGAGCTTTTCGGCAACGTCTGCACCCGCTGCGATCTCATCAGGCGTTGGCAGTTGCTTATTGATGGCGGCTGCGTCTTTAGCCAAGATCAAGCCGATGCTCGATGCAATGCTGGTGAGCATCAGCGGAGCGGCGTCGGGACTCATCAGGATGGTGGGGTTGTGGAGGATGGCGGCGGCGCTCATCGTGAGGCCGAAGATCCCGGTTAACGTTGTCTTCCAGCTACGCTTGGATGCCATGAGGCATTTATAGCTGTATTCGATGTTAATGTCAATGCTCGCAGAAATGGCACCCCCTACCCCCTCCACAGTTGGAGTATCGCATTAGGTGTCTCGGGAGCCTTGTGAGCCTAGCCCAGTAGTTTCCAGCGCTGCTACTTCCTAGCGCTTTCGCTGGCCGCTCCCTCTCGGGTTGCCAGCATCCCCCAGGTAGCCGTACCACCTATGCAAGCGTGGCCGATCCTGCTCACAGAGTACGCGAACTTTTTTCAACATGCAACCATCCGGAATTACCGGATAGTTCACCCCACATCTTTTTTTTCGCTACCCCTCATCTTTAGTATTGACATGAACATGTTTCTGTCGTATATTAAAGACATGAAGAGCAAATACGAAATCGCCGCCGCTATCGCCCTTGAAGGGAAAGATAATTACACGGGAGTCATGCCAGCCGCCGAACAGCGGGCCATCTTTGGTCGGGCCATCTTTGGACGCAAATCAATCAAGATCGATAACCGCAACCAAGGAACGGTAAAGGTCCGGCAGTCGGTAGCGTTTGGCCATGACTGCAATGTCGTAGAGTTCAGCTTTGAGCAGATTGCCGAGCTAGCAAACAATCAAGATCAGAAAGTGAGATGGTAATGAACCCAAACAAAACATGCACGTGCTTTCCGCCATGCCAAGGCTACCCCAAAAAAGGGTACGGGATTTTAGAAATTCATCAGTTTTGCGAAAGCAGCCTGAATGCTTTCGCCACCACTTTTTATGATGCTTGCTACCTGTGTCAATTAAGCAAGCCTGAGCAGCTTGTAATCCTTCGGAGATACATTAAAGCTCTATCATTGAAACGTCGCGTGCTTATCAATCAAATAGAAAGGGATGCGCCAAAACAAAAGAAAAGACCGGCATAGCCCGCCATCTTTTTTTCACAAATCTCACATCAGGGTATTGACAGGAACATGCTTCTGTCGTACTATGGTTTCAGAGAGGCAAACGAAATGAACAAAAAGTACATCATCACCGACAGCAATGACAAACTCTATGGTTTTGGTTTCACCCGCAAGTCCGCTATCAAGCAGGCAGAGCAGAAGCTGTTTAGCATGAACCCCGATACTGATGAGTTTCCCGCGCTTAAGATGCTCATTTGCTTCGGTACCACCACGCTAGTTCAGCACATCGAACTCTAATAGGCCGAAACCCCCACGGGGGTCCACCAGTGACGCTGGTGCTGACGAGGCCGCTCTTGAGAGCAACCCGCAGGATACAGGAGAACCACCATGCGAATTGACTATTTTCACGCCAGCAACAAAGAACAGGCAGAACAACTAATTGCACAGGAAAAGCGCCAGCCCGAGTTTGTTTCGGCTTCCATGTGGCCGTGGAGTCTAGAATCGTCTAAGTTTGTCGTGGAACTTAAACGCAAGGGGTTTCACGATGACGCTGCTGAAGACTTTGGAGCAGACGCCCGCTAGGGCACCGCAGAATACAGGAGAGAGACACCATGAAAACTTACGAAATCCGTTACCGCCTGACCGATGGCACGGTAGGCCAGCAATTCCTCCATGTAATTGCCGGATCCGAGTGGAACGCCATCGCCAAAGTGCAGAACATGTATCCGCAAGGGGTAGTCTTTGATTTTTATGTGCAGGAAGTGCCCACCGCATGAACCTAGCCAACCTCACCCACGCCGACACAAAAGAGAAAACAATGCCAAAACCTAAAGCAACAATTGAACGCGTTGACGGGATGTGTACCGATTCGGGTACAGCTTACGAGGTTATTGCCCCCAACGGATATTGCGTCATTGACGAGGGCGAGCACGTCGTCGCCTTTGATACCCGCACCGAAGCTCAAAAGGCAGCTAAGGCTATTCGCCCATGCCCATGCAATGCATGTACTCAACCAATGAGGCCGCGATGAATCTGAGTATCCTCCCACACGCCGAGCAAGTAGCAGCCATCCTCACAGCCTCACCCGAGGCCCTACGAAGCGCATGGGCAAGCCGCAACGGAGCTAAGAGCGGTATTGCCCGCAAAGCCCGAACAAACGTTCCCCGGTGCCCCTGTGGAGAAATGACGGCTAAAAGAGCAGAGGCCCGTGGGCATAAGTGCTAGGCGCAGAACCAGCTACCAACGCACAGCCGTACAACCTCCGCACCGTCTGCGGGTGCTTGTATAGCTTGCAGCGTATATGGTGCTGAATCCCCAATAACGCGGAAATGCTGCAAGGCACCCCGCGTTTTTCTTGTGCGTGGGTCTACTTCCCGCACCGCTCCGCTGTCGGCAATATGCACCGTGACAACCATGCCATCTTCCACCTCATCGTAGAAGATCTTGCGCTCATCGCCAAACTGGAAATCATGGCTCACAGGTCCGCTCCCTTCTCCTCAAACAGCGCCCCTGCTTGACCGCTGGGGGTTGCTCGATATGCTTCCAAATTTTCTTGGTTCGTATGTTATGGATTGTCTGTTTGCAAACGTTGTAACGATTGGCTAAAGCCTTTAAGCCTTCGGTTGAAGCTAAGATTTCTTTGACCCACTTTTCATTTAATTTTGATTGCCCGTGACGAGATCCGATGTTTTTATCTGCGCCAATTTTACCGCCTACATGCGCCCAAGATTTTCCAAGTTTTATCAATCTGATGCTGTTACTACTCACTCCATACATGCGCCCTAGCCGACTAAACGAAAGGTTTGAAGTTCGGATCAATAAAACTTTTTGCTCGTCTAGCTTTGCTTTTTTACATCTCGTACCATGTGCAATTCTGCGCTTCTTCACGGCATCCTGCATGTTTTCCAGATACGTGCCGATTTGCAAATGATGCGGGTTAACGCATAGGCGGTTGTCGCATTTGTGCATGACAACTTTGCCTGTTGGGTCTTGCCCATCAAGAATCAACGAAGCTCGATGCGCTTTGATTCTTTTGCCGTTATTACTAATTTCCCCATACCCGCCGCTTTCACTTCCCATCCAAAGCCAACATCCAGACATGGGTTCTTTTGTGTGTTGAAGCTCAAAGCGTTCGCGCAATGGCATCCACATAACGCTTGCAAAATCTCGCCTCATAATGCGCTCCTGCTTGTATTGAATAGTGCTTGTTGTTGTGGGACTTTGCCTTTATCTTCTTTGATAGCGGCTACTAGTAGCGCATATGCTTCAGCCACGGGCAATTTCTGCATGTTCCCTAGCCCTCGCTCATGGCAGTACCTTGCATAAACAATGTGCAAACATGCCACATTCCGCGTATCAATGCACCCTATCCGCGTCATCAGTGCTTCAGCTTCGGTCCGTGTCATATTCCCCACCAAAACAACGCGATCTCGCAAAGCAAGTACATCGCATACGCTCCTAAAACTATTTGCATAACCTCCATCGGCTTCTTCGTCATCCCTGCGCCCTCTCAATCCATAGCTGTGGGATGTCTTTGACCCCCTTCGGCGTCATAAGCTCAAAATGATACATGCCCCGCAGGATCACGCGCGGTCGCGGGTCATGCACCTTAGCCCATGCGATCTTGCCATTGTGCGTCTTGTATTTCACTAACTGCCCGCGTTGCAAGTTCAGCGGTTCCATAGGCTTCATGTCACTCATTTCCCCTTCCCTTTCGTTTTCCTGCTCTCCTGAATCGCTTTCGTCCTGCGCTGGTCCTCTCGGTGCCGCTCAATCGCCTCAAGCTCAAGGCGAGCCACTAGCGCCTCCATTTGGGCCAATCTATCAGCGCGTGGCATGTCGTGAGTTTCGGCGATAAATAGCAACTGGTACGCTGCGTCTGAATGCGTCATGCCACATCCCTCCTAGCCCGTGCCATACCCGCCGCGCATGAGCAGCGCATGACCGCCTCAGAGAGTATGCGTCCCTCGGGCATGATCTCGCGCTCATAGTGCCGCATCCGCCGCCCAAACTCCATATCAGCTTCATGCGGATCGCGTACATGGTAGCGACAATGACCGTGGCGCACGAATGGCTTGTACTCCTCGTAGCACACCAGCCAGCCCGTCCCCGCACAGCTTGTACACGCCTCATGTTCCCCTGGTTGCGGTGCGTAGATCGGCCTCAATGCCAGTGCAATCCGCCGAATGTCAGCCGGTGCCGGTGCGACGCTTTGTTCCTGTAGCCACTCATCAACTACAGCCGCAGCGTGAAAGTCTGTTAGGGTGTTGGCAGCTAGCGCCGCCACCAATTCCCGTATACCCTCTTTGCCGGGGTAGTACGATAACCCACTGAGCCGCTGGACCTGCGTAAAACAGTAGGATTCACGGGTTTTGGCTACCATCCCTGTTCCCTCCTCAATTGCTCCGCTTCCTGCTCTCGCTTTGTCAGCTTAACCGGATTTAGAAGCGCCTCGCCCTCGGCATCGCTCGGAATCGGGTTCAGCGCCTCTTCCCGTATCCACTTCACCAATTGCGGCACCATCTGCGGCGGTCGCGTCGGCCAATCGTACTTCCGCCTCCAAGCGTGGTGAACTCGAATATGAGCAAGATCCCAAGCTGGGTTTGTAGAACTAGACAGTAACTGAAATAATGCGCTTCCAGTAGCCGCAACGTTCGCCGTTTTGTGTACTGGATGCCGATCACTCAAATCCTGAGCCAGCACATCAAGAGGATTGTTTATTGGTGCCGTAGCGGGTGCCGCCGATTCCAGCGCCGCTAGCTCGTTGTGGCAGCGGTGTAGCTCGGATAGAGCGTTGTTCATGCGCTTCAGGATGTCGTTGCGGTTAAGCGGCATTCTCTGCTCCTTCTTCTGTACCAGCGATTCTATCCTCTTCAGCGATTCCGCTGTCGGTATTGCCAACATTTCCTTTTTTCTCCTTCACGATTCCCTTGTATTTCATCCATGCGTCAGACTTCGGTTGCGTCTGCCCCAATCCCTTACACCAGTAGTCGTTCCGTAGAAGAACCTTGCACATGCGACGCCATGACGGTGCCCAGCACTTCGCCTCAAGCTCTGGGGGAGCCTCTTCGGGTATCGAAGTGTAGCCGCGATCATGCCAGCCGTGGATAAACTTCTTGAACCTGAACACGTAATGCTCCCTGGTTTTCTTCGGCATCGTCTGAAGCAACAGATTGCAGAAGCTCTTCCATGTGTGATTGTCGGGCTTGGTAATCTTGTTGTACCCGCTGATGTTGCCGTTTTCTTCCACGTACAACGCTCCAGAGTTAGCACCGTTCACGCGAACCACCAGCTTGAACCAAGTTTGCGGCTCGAGAATGTGATATAGCCACAAGCCCCGGCGCTGGTCATCTCCAAACGGCTGACACAATCGTTGCTGCGAAAGTGGAACACCTGCCATCTGCATTTTGTCGTATATGGCGTTATGCGGCTTCCACGGGTATTTGGCGTGGTATGTCCAAATGTCCGTAGTCAGCCAATCATAGATCGGGTACACGTTGTACGCTTGATCCGTGATCTTGGTTGTCCAGCGATGACCGTTAAGCATCAGGTCACGTTTCTCCCATGTGGCAACCGCGCAATATCGGTGAAGTGATTCCTGAGCACGGATTCCAATGAATCCCGCTGTTTTCTTGCCCTCGCCGTACCACTTTGCGAACAACACCACAAACTCCTCAAACTCCATCTCTGGCAGCGCAAACGGATAGTCTTCGAGGCCCTTGTGCTGCGTCGGCTTTTCCCTGATCCAAAGATGTTTCTTTGTCTCATCCCAGCAGGTCCAGCGCGGCTCATAGTTGGTAACCGCGTTTCGTAGCAGCATCGGAATGCACACCCAGTGAGCATCAATGTGATCCTTGTAAAGCTCGAACATCTCTTCAACGTGTGTCACCGTCTCGGCATACTGCGCTTCAAAGTCGATGTACATGACCGCTACACGCTGCCCCCGCTTGATTGCCTCATCCATGACCAAATGAAGCATTACCGATGAATCCTTGCCGCCAGAGAACGCCACGAATACACGTTCTACTGTGTCGAATGTGGTTGCGATCCGGTTTCGTGCCGCATCCAGCACGTTCACATCCCGATAGCACTTGATTCCCATTAGTAGATCACCGATTGCCTTTCACCGGAATAGGCTTCTTCCATCGTGACTTCAGCGCGACCGTTCGCCACAAGCCATTTGTTCAGGTACTTCAACGCAAGCTGGTTCGCTGATTCCTGTTTGTCTTCTGGCAGCAGGTTAAACCCGCCTCGAAACGATGACGGAATGCCCAAAGCCAAACACACAGAAGCCTGTCCAAGCCACGCGATGCGGTTCATGGCCTTGTTTGTCAGGTAATGCTCGCAGGAATGCTTCCATTCTGTCGTTACGCGCTCCAGAGCCGCGCCGAATACCGATTCATCGGCCAAAAATTGAGCGTATTTCAGTTCTGCCTCCTCCTTGGTCATCCCATTTAGCGTAGAGGCGTAGAATCCTGCCTTGTGGCATTCCCATTTCTCATAGGTATGGAACACGCGGTCCTCGTCGCTGGTGTTAACGGTGCGAAACTGCTCTGCCTCTTCGCCATACTCGCTGACATCATCCGTCAGGCCCTTAAAATCGTCCTCGGTGATGTTGCCTTCAACGTCCCAAGATGCGGAAAACTCACGGTCACTGAACATCTCCGCAAGGCCGGTAATCTGGCAGAGTCGCAGAATCTCATCACGATCCATTCCGAGATCCCTAGCGATGCGCTCATCTGACCAGTTGCGCCGCTTGAGTTCGATCACGATGTCAGACATAGACTCGACCTTGTGCTTGCCACGCGCTCGATTGTGGCGAATAGTCGACGCCATGCGGTCACTTTTGTCCTGTTGCTCATCTCGGATCACCGTGAGCGGCAAAAATCCGTGAATGCGTTTCTTCACAATCTTGGACTCTCGACCGACGCGGTTGCGGTGGAATCCGTCTACGACTTCGAAAACGCCATCCCTGGGCCATGAAACGATTGGCTGAGTGTACCCGTCTGCGTCAATGGAACGCTCCAACAGCTTCATCTCAGGCGGCGCGACAGAGTTTGGGTTGTAGTCGTTTGCCTCAACCTTTTCAAGCGGCACCCAAAGAACCAAATCGACCGGCTCATTGGCGAACGGTCCAGCCTTGTGAAGCATGGTCCGCAATTCATTTAATACTTCCACCTGTTCTTCGAGGGGCATAAACTTTAGATCCTCGCAAACCTCTTTGAACGATGAAAGCATGTGACTTGCTACTAGATTCATTGCTCTCTAATCTCTCCTGTTTTCTTATATTTACCCTTTGCGTGAAAGGTTTAGAAGGCAGGGTACTACTTAACCTCTTACGATGTTCGTAGGAAGCAAATAGTACCTTTTACCCTTCGGAGCCAAGGCCCTTCAGGCATCCAGCTTGGCAATCTTCGGCGCTGGCACCTGTAGCAACTCCTACCCTCTGGTGTGCGTCCTGTACGGCGGCGGTCCTAACGAGCTGGGAGGCACCTGCTACGGCGACTTATGCCCGCTAGCCCTTTCGAGCTAGAGTCGTCCTCAGGTTTGGCCTTAGCCTTATCGAACTAAATTTGGGTGTTGCTACCGTCGATAATCGAAGTGCTGATCGAACGGTGTTTAGAGCGGCTAAGCCCTGTGGACAACTTCAGACTAGACGAGATCCGTTTTCCGTGTCAAGATAAAAATGTTCGCTCCCTCCAAAAGGGCGCTGCTCTGTGAGACACCGGACCCCGCTGCCAGATTCGCTACCTGGACCACAGCGGGGTTCATTCTTTTAGCGCATCCAACTTTCCTCAAAATATCCCTTGCAATCCGTCTCACAATCTCATAATCTATGAGTCATGAGCGCACCACACAAAGACAGAGTGATTACGGTTTACATCGGCGAAGGCATGAAGGCTAAGATCCAGGCTCATTGCGACGCTGCAAAGCCGCGTCCCATGCGTGTTTCCACCTTCGTCAATGCACTGATCGTCAAAGAACTCAAGCGCGCTGAGATCAAGGCAGCACTGAAAGCACGGTAACCCATGAAAGTCACAATCCACCCTCCTGCATTTGACGGCGACCTCTTTTCCGTTTACGTCTGCTACGGTTACAGGTCGTATTTGTACGCGCTGTGCCACTCGCTCACGCAAGCGATGGCTAAGCGTGACGAGGTTGCGGCGACGCTCTAGCGTGCCGCTGATGGCTTTGGGCAGGGTGTTTCTCCTCAACTCCTTCTACCTGCGTAATAGCCAGAGCCATCAGCGATCCGTTAGCGGGTCACAAGCAGACGCAATGAGACAGCCGGGGTATCACAGCATCACTTCGGTGCCCCGGTATTTTTAGAAAGGCAAATATGACGATTCCCCCGAATCCTTACGAGTTGTACTCCGGTCCCGCAGAAGAAACGAAGGGACCGTGTGACGAGTGCCAGCGCATCGCCACACTCGACGAAATGGCGCTGATCGCAAGCAAGTACATCTGCGATCGGTGCCTCGACCCAAAGCAAAAGGCATTTGACCTTGTAATGTCGATCATCGAACACCAGGAAGCGATGATTCAAGGCTTGCGCGGCGAGCTTCGCAACACCCAATATATGCTGCGTATTGCCAAAGGCGGCAAAGCATGAAAATCGCAGGCATGACGCCCAACGAATGGGCCAAGGACACGCTCACGGTGATTGAGCAAACTGGATGCGCCGAGCTGGTGCTGACCGCGCTGGTGGAGCGCATCGCCGCTGAGGTTTCGCACGAGATGGCGTCTCAGTGGATCAGCGCACAGGCAGAGAAACGGATGTTGGCGCAAATGCAAGCCGCCAAGACTAGCAGAGGGGTGAACTGATGCCACCGATCAAGCTCTATCCGCTGAGCCAGCTTCAGGACGACACTGCGCGAGTTGTGACGTTTGTTTACGTCAATGCAATTTTCGGTCATATCGAGTTTTGCATTACTGGCAGCTTGCGAATGATGCAACTGCATCGGCTTCAGGACAATCGACCACTACCTGACGGCTGGATTCCGCTGGTCATGGTGGAGTTTTAGCCATGCAGCAAGAACAATGGAACGGCTACGAAGATAAGGCCGAACTGCTCGACGATTACAACTTTAATTGCGATTGCGAACAGTGCGGACGTGAACAGGTTTGGTTGAACTACAAGAATCAGTGCCGCGACTGCCGCGACACACAAGAACAGAGGGAGAACTGATATGGGAGAGATGCAACAAACGCTGCAAGCCGCAACCGCCGAAGCTGTAGCGCCAACGCCCGCAACTGATGATCGTTTGCTGGCAATCATTGAGAAGACACAACGCGCCGCCGCACGGTCGCAAGCTGAGGTAGAGCTTGACGTTGACCAGCGAACGGCTAACCTGTTTGCCGCGTCTGGAAACTTTGCCGACCTGAACAGCGCAACACCGAACCAGGCACTCGCTAAGGCGTTTACCAAAATCCGCATTGGCCGGTCGTTGGGCATGAGCGAAGGTGAGAGCCTGATCAATCTCGACTTCATCAAGGGAACGCCGAGCATCCGCGCCCACTTCCGCGCCGCCAAGATGAAGGGCGCTGGCTATACGTGGAAGTTCAAGCACTTTGATCACAAGGGATGCATTCTCGATGTGTATTCGCCCGCTGGTGAGTACTTGGGTGAATCCGCCTACGTCGAAGAGGACGCCCGCGCCAACAGCCTGCTGACGAAAGACAACTGGGTGAAGAACCCCAAGAACATGTACTTCTGCCGCGCCGTCAGCAATGCTCAACGCTGGTACGCTCCTGAAGCATTCAATGCAACGGTGCCGTCAATCGAAGAGATGGACGAGGACACGCCTGAGCCTTACGACAAAGAAAAGTACAAGGCCGTCCGTGAGCGCAAGCAGAAGCAGGCCGAGGAAGTACTGGCCCTGCTAACCAAACCGGAAGCGGCTGAAACCGAACAGGAGGCCGTGTAATGGAGTTTGATATCGAACGCTTTCGGCCTGACTACGGCGTAGAATTGTCAGAATCCCGCGCCGTCTACCTTGAGTTTGAGAAAAACGTGCGCTGGGTACTGACTCAGTACGAGGTTGCGCTGTTCGATCACGTCGCCAAGATGGTTGAATCTGAACCGATGCCGATTACGCCGTCCCTGTTGGCTGAAAAGATTCGCACAATGAAAGGGCTAATGTAATGGCTTACAGCATCAATCAGATTTATCTCCGTGGCAAGCTCGGACGCGATGCTGAGGAGCGCACCACAAAGACAGGCAAAAGCATGGTGACATTCTCCATTGCTACCGATCACGGCAAAGATGAGTCGAAGGTGACAACATGGCACAACGTCATTGCCTTTAATGCCAACACCGCCGAACTCACCAAAGGGACGGAGGTGACCGTGATTGGACGTCAAGAACACACCAAGCGCGATGACAAGTACTACAGCAATGTTGTCGCTGATGTAGTTCATCCTCATCCCCGCAGTGATCGCGCATCGGGTAGCTACGCCCCGCCCAAGGCTTCGCCCGTTCAGGGTAGCTGGGACGGCACAGTAGACGACGATTCAATCCCGTTCTAGGAGACTCTTATGGACTACACAGGACACGTTCTAGTGATTGTCGCGCTACTGCTTTGGAGCGCATGGTATTACGGCATCCTTCCAGATCGCCGCAAACAGAAATAGGCATCATTCGGGGGAATGATAGACCTGATCGCCGGGATGGGTTTGCATACTTTACCACGAAGGGGACAGGACAGGCGGTGAAAGTCCGCCACAAGATTACACAGGAGTTGAGGCTATGGACATTCTGATACTGTTCTTTGCGCTGCTGGCACTTGCCGCAGTCGCCACCTACCAATCACCCGAGGCGCTGCGCTGGTGCATCATGCGGCTGTCGATGCGGGTGCATTATCTGGAGGCAGGACGGCAAGCCGCCGAAGCTATTAAGGCGCAACACCAATCAGAGGTTTCGGCATGAACGGATTGAACCTCACCGAGACACTGGCGCTCACCGAGAAGCTCCAGCGGGCCGAGCGGGAGCGCGACGAGCTTGCGGCGCAGGTGCGGGTGCTGCGGGAGGCGCTGGAGCAATGGATGCAGCCGAACGCAGGAACCGACAAAGAACGCATTCAGCAAGCTATTGCCGACCGCGAAAAGGCCGAAGCCGCACTCGCCCTCACCATCCCCCAAGCCGCACGGCAGGCAGTGGAGAACGCGGAGAAGGCGGCCCGCTTGGATCGTGTCATTGAGGCTTTGAAATGTGCCCAAGAACTCAACATGATGAATTACAACGAGGAAGACGTTTCGCTGCTGAATGCCGCCATGATTGACGTTTGGCAGATTGCAACAGAGCGGGAGGCCGACCGTGGATAAGCCGAGGGTCGCTGATCGGGTACTGGAAACGGCGCTTGTGTTGAAAGGGCAGTACATACAGGATCAACTGAGCGTCATAGATCTTGCTGAAGACCTGAGGGACGCCCGCCGCCGCATCGCGGAACTGGAGGGGGCGCTGAAAGATGCCGTCGAATATATCGACAAGGCGCACAACCGAATGCCGAACGTGCTTTTCAAGGCCGAGGCAATGGGAGTTTGCGCGGAATTAGCAGCAATCGCCGCACAGCGGCAGAAAGAAGGGGAAGCATGAGACGCGCCGCAAACATCGACGCCAACCACCGCGCAATCGTCGCACACCTTGAGGCTATCGGATGCTCTGTGCAATCGCTAGCCAGCGCTGGGAAGGGTATCCCTGATCTCCTCGTAGGCCGCCGCGCCGTCAATGTGCTGATCGAGGTCAAGAATCCCGCGAAGTCGCCAAAGGGCCGCGCCTTGCGTGATTCGCAGGTGGAGTTTCACAAGAAATGGAAGGGCCAGGTAGCGGTAGCACATACGCCGCAGGAGGCCGAGGCAATCGTGATGGCAGCAGAGAAATGGAGCGGAGCATGAGAATTACCATTCGCAAGCAGCCACCATTTGGAGGACTGGCAAGTATGACGCAAGACCGATCCATTCGAGATGTCTTTGCGGATGGCGAAAAGGTCGCCACCGTCGCACCTTCTGCGGACGGCTGGTATTGGTACGGCAGCGGCCACAACACGATTTGGGATAAGCGCACATTCGCCAGCCGCGAGGAAGCTATCGAGCATTGCAAGGCTACGATCAGGCTGGCTGATGCGGTGGAGAGGGAGGGGAAGGGATGAGAGATCCGCGCATTGATCCGCAAAACGGAGACCGCTTAAGGCTCGGGCCAAAGCTATTTCTCGTCACTTTTCGCTGGCCAAAAACCGTCGCATACCGAGAAGCGAGATGGCCATACTCTGAATATCGCTTGCTACGTACATGGCAGCGAGACATGAAGGATGCAGAGATTGTTGAGGCTGGATTATGACCCCCGCCCAAGCCCGCCGCCAGTTATCCATGCGGAAGTGGAAGCGGGAATGGTGGCTGAGGCGATATCACAGCGACCCGGAGTTTAGGGAGCGGGAGCTAGCCAAGGGTAGAGCAGCGTATCGGAGAAGAAAAGGAAAAGAACAATGAAAACCACCGGAATGATTTTGGGAATCTTCGCCCTTAGCGCCGGGATCGTGCTGCTAGAGCTTGCCATCTACAGCTACGCTCTGCCGCTTATGGCAGTTGGCGTCGTTGCCACTTGCCGCGCCGCTAAGCAATCACTGCACCCGTAACGGCACCAGATCCCCCGCCGCCGTCCCGCCCGTTACCGTATGCGTGAGGCGGTAAAGGTAGTTCCCTTGTCGCCAATCGGTAGGAAGAGCGCACGTACCAGCCGAGCAACTGACGGTCGAGGATGCCCCAGACGGCGCTACATAGGTCGCAGAGGTGGCAGAGGTGCCAGCAGGGGCAACGTAGGACAAACGCACCGTCCGCGTATCCGCAGGAGCCACGCCACCCAACCTCACAGCGGGCCACTGGTGAGCCATTCCGACGCCAAACTGGAAGCCATACCACTTGCCAGCCGAGAGCGCCCCGTTGGTTGCATACTCGTTGGCAAATCCGTCATCGGTAGGAAGACCTCCAGCCGTAAATCCCGAAGCCCCCCATTGCCCACCATAGAAGTTGTCTCCAAACGTCAGGTTTGCCCCTGTCGGGCTGCTCTCATAGATGATCCTGAGCGCGTTCTGAGCCTCCGAATTGAGCGCCCGTGCCGCGCCTACCGCCCCCGGACCAAATCCCCACTGACACTCCGAGATCGAGTAATCAAACGCCGGGGAGCTTGTGAAGTTAGCCTGATTGAATCCGGGCGGATCAACGGGAACCTCGCAAGCGCCAAACCCACGTCCATAGTAGAGGCCTTTAGTTCGCGGATCATAGCCAGTGTCCTTGATCCATCCCGCAATCTGAGCGGCTAGCGTTTGATACGAGGTCTGAGTTGCGCCCGTGGTGGCTTCCTCGGCGAAGTGATATTCCAACGCTTTAATTCCCGCCATAAACGGTTGAACACCAGCGCCTGTGATGTTGCCCCGATAGTGGCCGAATGAGCCATTAGCGCCGCCCCACGGCTTCCCAAGCGTGATCGAAGTCGAGCTATTCCAATAGCAGGGATTGGCCGTGTTGAAGGTCGCGTCATTGATCGCAGAGCTAAACATCGTGTGATAGTTGTCGCTGTGCGTGATCCACGTAATCGTACCCGATGTCCCCGCCCATAGGCCGCTAAGCGTGATGCTTGAGCCGCTGCCACTCCACCGACCTTGCCATGAGTAAGGCTGACCGCTACGCAATCCGCTGATCGAGATCGACTGATTGCCGCTGATAGCTGGGAGTCCCGAGCCTGTGATGGTTGCGCTGCCATTGGTGGCCGTGGCTGTTCCGGTTGCCACGGACGCGCAGATAGTCGTGGGAATACCCGTGCCAGTCCCAGCCGTGGACCCATTGGTAAACGTGATGTTTGGGGTGAAGAAGTTGTAGTAGTTATAACTGGGATAGTATCCGTTGGCATCTTGGCAGGTCTGCTCTCTCGTCAAGAGCGTAGCCAGAGACGCCACAAACGCCGCTTTATCCGTGGGGTCTGTCTCGTATTTTGCCGCCATCGCCAACCACATAAATGTGTAGGCGTCCTCTCGGAGATCCCCGTTTTGGCAGTTAGCTCCAGCCGCCGTCAATCGTGCTTGTGCATTTTTGGCGAGCTTGTTTAGAGCGTAGTTCCAGTTCCGACCGTCCAATTGCCACGACGCTAAGATCCCCAGCGCCCCCACGTTGCGCGGGATGCCGGGGCCAAACCCCCAACCCTGATCGAACTCCGGTGATGACGCCCACACATCTCCGAGCCACCTTGCCGCATCCAGAGCCGCTTGTGAGCCAGAGCGCAAATACATGGCGTAGTGAGCCGCAACCTCGTCATAGAAGTTAGGTGTGCCGTTGCCGCCGCTCGTCATCCAGTTTTGAGTGCTCATGCTGTGTTGCTGGCCCGTCTGATTGCCTGTCCAAGCCTCCAGCCCGCCACCAAATACTACCTGAGTATTAGAAATGCAAGCAGGTTCCGAATAACGAATGTGGCCGTTAGTGGCGTCGGGCCGATCCCAGCGAGGAGTAAAAAATGCGTTGGCGTTGAAGATTTGATAGGTAACCCCGCTGACATTCGTTGCGCTTGCTGGGTACGCCCGAGACAGGGTAATGGAGGTATTGCCGCCCACGCTTCCCACGGTCGTGATGAACTCAAACGCTTGACCCGAGATGATGCCCGAGAATCGCACAACCTGCCCCGCGAATACGTTGCCTGTCCAAGTTGTCCCGCTACCCGTGAGTGTCGTAGACCCAGCCGTAGCCGAGACTGTGCCCGTTGAATATGCGCCCGTCCCTGTAAACGGCCCCACGCGCCCTGAGCAGTAATCAGCCAGGAATGCAGTAGAGGTGCCAACCGCGATAGGCTGCACGATGCCAGCGCCTACGGAGCGTGACCCTGCTGTAGTATTTGCCCACCCGCGCCCGTCGGGGCATGCCGTAAGCGTGGTTCCAGCCGCCGAGCAGATCAACACGCGCTCGCCGCCGTAACCGAACTGGATAATCGTAGGGAAGCTGGTCAAGTTAAGGTTTGTCGTGGAAGCCACTACAATGCTTGTATCGGTGGCGTTGATTCCCGTTGAGAGAGTGGTGAGATTACTAACAAATGGATTGGCCTTGTACGCGACCGTGCCTTGCTTGTAATTCAGCCAATCTTTTGAATAGCTCGAAGCATAAGCCGACGCCCCGCGAATCGTGAGCGCCCGCAGTGCTGCATCATCCATGTAGGCCCACCCGTTTTTGCCGAAGCCGATCATAGGCCCATAGAGCACGTCAGCCGCCGAGCTGCCCTGAATGACTACGCCATTGCTGTCCGTTGCCACCGCGCCCACGTCAATTGTGCTGGTGCCTGTGCTGCCATCGGTTCCGGTTGCCGTGAGTTGGAATCTGTAAGGCCCAAACACGGTGCCGCTGATGGTTGGATTGCAGGTGGCGCGATCCGAGAACAGCACTTGGCTGGGGCCGCTCAACTGCTGCCAAAAACACGTTGCCGTGTTTGAAGCATCCGCCTGTGAGTAGCTGCCCGATCCGGTCAGCGTCTCAGTCTGGCCCGCCCTCAAAGATGTCCAATCGCTCCAAGATGTTGACTTTACTCGCGGAAGCGCATAGGTGTTCTGATTTGGCGTACTGGAGTAGACCGCCGATCCATTAGTGGTGCTGATGTCGTAGCCATTGCCGCTGGAGTCCGTCAGCCCGCCATCGAGCTTCCACTCCATGATTCGGGCTGTGTTGTCCACGGTCGTTGGCGGCGTAGAGTTCAGCGGGACCAACGTGGAATGCAGACGGAAGAACGCGACATTTGCCGTAGCGTTTACCCCCGCTGCGCCGCTGATATTGCCCATGCTGAGGCCCGTCGAGGTATCCCCAGTGGTTCCTGTAAATGTAGTAGTGGCGTTATAAAATCTCACCCCACTCGTATTCCAGAACTCACAGTGAATTGACCCCGCTGGATCTCGCTGAACTCTAACATAGAAATCCGCTCCCGGCGCTAGCTGACAAGATCCAGACTCGCCCGTATTCCAATAGCTGGTATTCAACGTTATTGCATCGGCAACGCCAAGGCAGCGCAAGCGCATTCCGATGGCAGGTTCGTCAAAAATCTCACGCGCCCCCGAGCAGTCAAGGTTCGTAACGTAGATTTCCAGCCGCCACGGATTTGCCTTGTTCTGCGCGGGGAAGTTATTGCGAGCCGCACCGAAGTTTTGAAGGCTGATGCTCTGCCCCGCTTGAAGGGACAGAGCTAGCGTGAGGATTGCGAGTAGTGTTTTCATGGTTACCTAAACGACATGTTCCATAGGGCGGTTCCCCCGGTGTTAGGATTACGGTTTCCGCATGTAGCCGGGAACGTCAATGGCGTCGTGCCCGTTGACGCATTGGCTCCCTTAAACGCGGATCTAGTAGATGTTGATTCGTTTGAATCGTATGGATCATTGCCAAAGTCTCCCGCCGTGCCGTATAGCCGGGTTGTTGTGACATCGCTAGTGTAGGCAACAAAATATAAACCCGGAGTTAGCGTCAGCGGCGAACTTAAATTTCCGCTCAAAGAAGCGTTAGAAGCCGCCGACGCAAATTGAACTGTGCTATTAGCGATAAGGTTGCAGCCCGAATCATACAAAGCGACTGCCATATTCCCTTGTGCCGCCCCGGTCGTGTAGAACTTGTAACGATTGACTACCATTCCTGGTGCAAACACAGGAAATTGCTGATAGACAACCATATTGGCGCTCACCATTGTAGTTGTAGCGGTACTGGTACTCATGCTTCCAAACGGCGTGTAGGTAATGCCATCAAGGGCCGAGCCAGCAGAACCACCCTGTGCCACCCAAGTATTGGTGGACTCACACAGGAACCACCGCGCCCCGGAAGTAGCATTGGTATCCATGTAGGAATCGCCAACGGTACACGTACCCGGAAGGCTGGTGCTATTCGGCACCCGAACCGTTTTACTCGTCAAATCCATCGTGCTCGACAGCGACAGAACGGGAGTTGCGCCGCCTGTGCTAGTGATCTCGTTGGTGGTGCCTGAGACGGAGGAGACGCCGCCGCCCCCAGTAGCCGGGAACACCCACCCGCCCGCAGCGCCGTTGAGCGAGGAGTTGTAGACAAGCCAGTAGCTCAAGCCTGCCGTACCAGTCGCCGCCGTGGTTCCGTCCGCTGCGTAGAGGTTCTTCGCCCCTAGAGTGTTGATGTTGAGCGTTGGGCTTCCCGAAAGGGTCACGTCAGGCCGGAACATTACCCGCATCCCGTTGGTGTACGCCGTCAGCGCATTGCCGACCATTGAGCAGGTGAAGGTGGTTCCGCTTGCAGAGGTGGGGATGCAGGTGTTATCGGTGCCGCCTTGGCCGGTGGCGCGAGACAACATGACGGCGGTGTCGGCTGAAATTGTGACGTTGGTATCAGGTGCCGCATCCGCTCCAGCAACCGTTGCGCCAGTGCCAGCGATGAAGTTAACCGTGGTGCGTTGCGTCTGTGCGCTGCCGCCCACTTCAATCGTGGCGTATCCAGTGCCGCCAGTTGTTCCGCCGCCTAACAACACGCGCCACGTAGAACCAGTGCTGACAAATCGAGCACTTTGCCCCGTGGTCAGGGTGCAGGTAGCGCCCGAGCAGGTTGCCGTGCCCACGCCGATGTTCTGCACATCGACATACCAACCATCGACGAAAGATCCGCCCGCCGCAGGGACTGTGAGCGTGACAGGGCTTCCATTGCTGAGCGTGACGAGCTTGCCGCAGTCGCCAGCGTCGAGAGTGTATGTGGTGCCAATCTGAGCATTGGCGACCGAGCGCGAGACGATGGTGCCGCTTGTGGTGATAGTGCCACCGCTAAGGCCGCAGCCCGTAGCTACACTGGTCACGGTTCCAGAACCCCCGCCGCCGGTTCCGTTCTGCACGATCACCCCAGGCTTAGGAGACTGAGGCCACGCGACAAGCGCAAACGCCAAAAGGATTGTAAAATGTCTCATTGCTTCTCCTTGTGAAGGAACCCGATGCTGTAATCGCCGGTAATGCTTGAGATCGTGATCGAGTAGTTATAGGCGGTCGACTGCCGGGGAATGCTGATCTTTGAGAGATCAATGACGATGGTGCAAGCCGCCGTACACGTAATGGGACTACCCACGGTCGTACCCGCGCCTACGTTTGATGCCGTCCAGAAGGTGGCCGTAGCCGCTGTAAAGTTGGGATTCAGCGCCCGCACGTTGCCAGCCGTAGCCGTTGCCGCTGTACCGTTCTGGCTTTGCGTGATCGTGCAGGCCACAGAGCAATACACGGTTGCTTCATGCAGTTGAATCAGCGAGGAAGTACCGCTTCCCCGCTGGATCGTAGCCGTAGCGCCAGCGCCCGCCAGTGCTACTACTCCTGTTGAACTGGTGAACCATAAATCTTGCCCGAATGCCGCGCCCGTAAGGGTCATGGCAACCACGCACCATTGAAAAACGTGTCTCATGTAGTTTGTCCTTTGTCTGAAGTTGAGTGTTTGCCGATTACCGCTTCACAGTGGGCATAAACCCGCTGCCTTTCGTGAACCACGAAATCTATAAACCCGCGATCCTTGCTGATCCCTAACGCACACCGGATTGCTTCAGCGATTCCAGCAAGCGGTCCACGCGCCGCATTAGCTCTAACTGCTGCGTATCCGTCTCGATAATCTTTTTGGTCAGGTCCGCGAGCTGATTGTCTTTTTCCCTGTACGCCCGCCAAAGAATCCAAATGATCGCTGTTTCCAGCGCCACTATACTGATCTGTTCGAGCCTCCCAATTGGCAATTGTGGCAGGTCTGTTGCTAATTGAATAAAACCCAACAGGGGGAAGAATCGCATTCATTGGGGTCCTTCTAATTGGCAGTTGGATGTGCTAAAGGTTGATGTGATGATACGTAGAGCGTGGATCGTGTTCTGTGCGACGTGGGCGGCGTTTTGGATTGGCGTCGGGATTGCATCCAATATGCTGTCAACGCTTGAAATGTGCTTCGCCATCACGCTGCTGCCGGTATTGGGGATGTGGTTGATTCGTTGCATTGGTGGATACATAGCCTATGGCCGCTTCTGGATTCCGCCGCTATTCTGAGCGGTAATAAAAGCCGCAATCTCTGGTTCTTTCAAAGCTGCTGCGTTTAGTCGTTTCATTGCGGTGATTCCTGCACTTGAATTTGGTGGATACTTCATGGCATCCATGAGGAGCGTGGGATTGCCTTTCCTGAATAGAAACTTGGCTAGCATATTGGTTGAAGCCATCGACGCGCTAGTGAGCGCCGCGCCTTCAGCCATACCGCCTAATCCGCCCGTGAACGCGCCCAAAACTAGACCGCTAGCGTTTAGGACGCGGGAAGCCTGAGTAGCGTACCCGCTGCCCGATTTGTTCACGTTCCTGATTAGCTTTGGCGCGTTCTCAAAGAATGCGTCTAACTCGCCTACGTTCAGCCCGTAAAGCTCTTGCTTTGTCCGAGGACCCAGCCGCTTCCATGCGTTAGACGCTGCGGCAAGATCAGCCTGGCCAGCTTCCCCGCTGATCTTGCTCAACGCCCCATCGAGGTATGTTGCTGCGATCTCATTGACGCCATTCGGTGTCGCTTTCTTGAGCGCCATCAGCTTGTTAAGGTTCTTGTCGCCATCCCTTACGGCACGTTCAAACAGTATTGCCGGTGATTCGCCTTTCGGCAGAATCTGGTCCATCACGTCGGCGACTTCGTGCAACTTGCGAACAGCGGCGCGACCTTGCATTAAATCATTAACTGCTTTTTTGCCGCCTGCTAATTCAATTGCTTTTTGAACTTCCGATTCAATTGCGTTGATTGTAGCGGCAGCGTATCGGCCTGATTGCGTGGACGCATACCCTTTTCCTTCACTTCGCAATACTCGTTTAATCTCGCTTAGATCGCGGTCGAGATCAATTGCCGACCTGGAAGTATTAGCATCCTCCACGATTGCCTTTAAGCGCGTATATCCTGGAGATGCTTCCTTCATTGTCGTGGGCATAGTGCGCGACATCTCGTCATATAGCGGCTGTAGTTTTTGCTTAATCGGAGCGAGATCGACTTCAGCGCCGCTGGCAATCGTTGGCTTTTGCGGCAATGGCAGCTTTTCAGGAACAGGAACGGTATCGGGATTCCCCCCGGCAGCGGCTACAGCTTGGCGGCGTTGCTGATACGCTCGCTCACTGGCCGCATTTTCAGCGGTAATCTGAGAGGATTCAGCCGCATATTGTGCATCAGCTTCGGCCTGAAGTTTAGCTTTATTGTTTTCGATTGAAGATCGAACTTCAGAATATTTCTTCGATGCGTAATCGCTTAAGTTGGTCGTGCGCTGTCCTGTTCTTTCGACTACTGTTTGAGCCGCAGCCGTGCGATCTTCAGCCGCTCCGCCCATTTTCTTTACAATGCCCCTAGCGTTGCCCAATATTTGAGCATTGCGATCCATGAAAAAGTCCGTAGCCACGCCAGAAGCTCCCGGTGTCATCTCCGCCATGCGTTCCACCGTCTGAAGCATCGGAGAGCCTGTACGCTCGCCTACTGTCGTAGGAATTCCGCGCTTTTGTGCGTAATCCACCGCCGCCTGCATGGTGCCGCCCTTTTGAGGGAGGAATGATTCGATAGCCGATGCCGGTCGCTTGACGGCTGTGCCCATGTTTCGCAGCGTTGTCGGTGCTGCCTTCGATGCCCTTCCAGCCAATCCCGGCAGCATCATCATCGTAGCGTTTCCGCCGATTCCACCGAGCGCCGCCGTATAGTTGCCCTCAGCGATGTCCTTAGCCGCCGTGTCAGGTACGACCAAGCTGCCAAGGGTGTCGAATATCTTCAACGGTCCCGGCGCTTTCGATCCAATCGTGCGTTGCGCCATTCCCACGATTGGATCGACCACAAACGCCTCAGCCGCTCGAACGAACGGGTTTGAGCCTGGAGTATTGGCGAACTTCTCCGCAGCGCCCTTGACCATGCCGACGGTGTTCTCGTAGAATCGAGACCCCATCGTAGGCTTCTCGGCTTCAGGCTGCGTAATCGAATCAGGCGACAAATGACTGAGAATTTCTTGCGACGAATAGCCTGACTTCTTTGCCCCGTCCACGTCAAAGTTACGAGACTTGGCGAGATGCGCGATAATCTCATCGTCGCTGTAGCCAGCTTTTCGAGCGCCTTGAATGTCAAATTGAGGCATGGTTATTTCTTCTCAAATGAACTGAGTGGAGGACGGCCACCGGTGGCAGGTTTACCGCTAGCCGGTGCCGCGCCTTGAGGCCGATAGAGATTGACTTGATTCGTGTTGAAGCCGCCCGCCTCGTATGTGTCAGCCCGACGACCTAGAGCAGCGTTGATAATCTGCTTCTGCCGTGCAATGTTGGTGCGTACCACATTGGGATTGCTGCTAGGCGAGATGATGGCCTTTTCAAATTCCTTTTGCTCTGTCGGAGTAAGCGCCGATCCGAACAACTCTTTACGGACGCTGTTGATGTAGTCCTGATAGTTCTGCCACCAGTCAGTCTGGCCTTTGCTTGTTAGCCCGACGCTTTCCCCGCCAAATTTTCCAAGGGTGTTTTCAAGTCCGCCGATCATCGTGTTGCCTGCGAACCCATCGTCGAATGTTGATTCAAGCGAGGAGAGCCGATCCGAAACAGCTTTATTCTGTTCCAGCTTGTTGATTGCGCCCTCGGGAAGATTCTTACCCTGTGCGATCTTGTTTGATTCCTTGGAACGCGCATCAGTCATATCCTGACCCCGCATGGTCACATTGCGATTCTTGGCATTCTCTGCTGCCTGAAACTCTTGAGCCGCCTTTGCGCGTGCTTGTTCTGCCATCTGCGCCGCCGTCAGATTTGTTACAGGGTCAGGAGTGCCGACCTTTACCTCGTTGCCAAGCTTTGCAAGTTTAAGTGGCTGCTCCTCTTGCTTGCGCTTTTCCTCTGCCGCCGCTCGTTCTTCCGCCATTTTCTTGTATTCGGCCTCATCTTGCGCCTGTGCCGTCATGCCAGCCTTGACAAATACCTCAAGCTCTTTTTGCTGTTCAGGCCACGGCAGAGCAAGTATCTGGTCTGATTGCTCTTCGTCTACCAATCCCTCTTGAACCGCTTGCAGCATGATTCGACTTGCAGCCGTTGGGCTTGCCATCGCAGCTTTGGCTAGCTGAGAGATGTAACCAGCCTGCTTGATGCGTCCTTCCAGCGCCTTCATGTTGCCGTCGAGTTCTGCCGCCCGCGCCAGCCGCTCTTGCGTCTTCGCTTCGGATTCCGCCTTTTCCACCTTCAGCGCACGTTCTGTGTCGATTCCTCGAAGATCAGCGCCGCGCTTGCCTTGACCCGCCGCCTCATTGAACAGCCGCTCGCGCTCCAAATCCGCTACCCGCTGTTGCTCCAATGCCCGAGCGGTAGCAATGCGCTGCTGATTGTACTCATTCTCCATTCCAAGATTGCGGAGCGTGAGCGCATCGGCCTGAAACTGATTCGGACTCTTAATCTTCGGTTGCGCGATCATCCCGTAAATGCTGGTGTCAATTGCCATTAGGTTTCACCTCCGTAATCGCCGCCGCCTCTGCCCATGCTTGGCATAGTTCCCCTTCGGTTGCCAGCGTTGAGATTCCGCATTGAAAAGTAATCCCCCGCCGCGTTTGCCGCTCCACCAATAGCGTTAATCCAGCTATTGCCCGATGCAATCTTCCCAGCCGCGCGAGCGTTTGCGGCTTGCGTCATGTAGTTGCCCATCGCTTCAGCGCCACCCACGCGGAAGTTGCCCGCGTTTGTTGCCCCTTGCATCCCAAGATTGGCGATGTTGCTTGCGCCCGTCATCCGCGCCGACCCTGTGTATCTTCCGAGGTCACTAAGCGTGTTCCCCGCGAATTGTCCCGCCGTCATCAGATTCCCGGCCTGCTGCGATCCCGCTTGGCCCTCATTGGCGTTGATGCTTTGCGTGGCCTGTTGGCCGACACCGATCAGCGACATTAGCGGGTTAATCGTATTCTCCCGGTTCATTTGATAGATGCGCTGTGCTCTGTCGCTTGCTTCCCCGTATCGTGTTGATGCAAGCCCCTGAGAGAAGCCTAGAAGCGCCTTTTGTGCCGCTCCCGATACCGCGCCGCCCCTTGCTGCCTGTGAGCGTTGCAACGCCCTAGCGCCTTGTTCTAGCTCAAACTGGAAGCCAGGGGTTTTATTGAACTCTTCAGGCGAAAAGCTGAATCCTTTGGCACCCTCTCCCGTCATATACTGCCCCAGCGCGTTCAGCGACATCTGCCCCGCTTGCAGGTACGGGTTCTGGTTGTTGCGCTGCTGTTCGAGTGCCGCCCGGATCGCAGCGTTAGCGCCGGTAGTGGCATCGCCTACGGCAGTGATTCCAGAGTTTGCCCCAGCGGTTGCGTCTGAGATGGCCTGATTGGTTGCGCCCTCTACGCCCTGTTGTCCCGCCTGCGTTGCGTTCTGTACCGCGTCTGCTGCTGCGTTGGCCGAACCTTGGACTAGGTTTCCCGCCTGCTGTGCTGCCTGAGATTGGGTGTTTGCCGCGCTTGCAGCCGTTTTGCTGCCAATGATTCCGCTGGCGACGCTTCCGCCAACTCCGATGATCGCGGGTATAGCCGCTGCTAGTGGCATGGTGCCTCCGGTTTTGAGATCCCCAATAGGATCTGGTCGAGTAACTGCCCGTTCTTCAGGAACGAGCGTTGATTAACGCCAAATTGCGTTAAGCCTGCGAGTTTCGCCAACCGGAGGGCAAGAGCGTTTGTCGCTGGTACTGTTGTGATTATACGCCGACATTCCGTATTCGCAAAGATCCAATCTGCCGCGCCCTTGGTTGCCTCCGCTGCCCGCTTCCCCCATGCTGTCGGCAACAGGCATGTATGCACGTCCCAACAGATTGAGTTTTGCGGAGCGAACATCCATAGCCCTAGGTATTCCTGCTGATCCCAAGCCCCCAGGTAGTAGAGGCTTGGGTGATCGCAGGGGACGAACGATTCTCGGGGAGGGGCGAGATCGTCCGAGACGTGAGGATAGATTCGCGGATGCGTGATGGTATCCGCGATCACCTGCATGTCGTAGAGGCGAGCGTAGGTCATTCGCCGAGTTTCTTGGCGTCCAATGCCTTCAGCTCTCGCAGCGTGTAAGCCTTCAAGGTTCCCGGCGATTGGTTGAACTGACCCGCCGCGCCGATGTCGTCGATCACGAACTGCATCGAGCGATCATTCTCGGCGTCCTTTCGCCCGAAAACCCACACAAGGTGCCCCCGGTCGTCTACTTCGTTTTTAGCGAGGTACAAGTCGCTTTTCTGCTCCAGCTTGGCTTCGCTGAACGCTTCCATGATGTGGGCATGGAACGTCGGGAAGTACTCGGGCCTCGGATACCACGGCGTATCTCCCGGCGATTTGTCCCTGTCGGCATACTTGACCGCGACGGGTACAAGCTTTGCCGCCTTGCTGTCCCAAAGTGAAAGGGTTCCGTTTTCTTGGTTGTAGTAGCTGCCCATGTTAATCCTCTTCTTTAACTGTGACTTTGATATTGGTTAGCCCATGCCGATTCAGCAGGGCGTTAATTTTTGCCATGTCCCGATCAAACACGCGGACGCAGCCTTCTGTACTCCAGAGCGTTGTCTGATCTCTGCCCCCGTGGATCGCAAGGCCAGAGCGCCCGAGCTTTTCAGCCTCAAGCGCGTTGCCGTCTGTCGGATCGAGCTTAATAACCGGATATGGCCCGTACACGTTAGCCGGTTCCCATCTCGCCGTCTCGCCCTCATACTCACCCGTTGGCGTGTCGTTGCCACGGATGCGCCAATCCGACGATTTAGCGCCCTTGGATCGCCCGCCCTTCCCTAGGCATGGGAATGGCCCTAGCAGCGTCTCTCCGTCCGTTTCTACGCAAATGCGCCCGTATCTGGTGCGATCTTTCGAGAGAGTTACTGTAATGGTCACGGTGCCTCCACCACAAGCTGCCCCGTCGCAACGGTGATCTGCTGGCCTGGGTTGTTGTCTACCGTCACGGAGTACGCCAGCGCGATAGTACGGTCGAGGCTGCTAGTGTCCGCTGCCTCAATTGTCATCACGCATACGCCTGAGGTAGGGTCAGAGATGACAATACCCCCGCCCGCAGAAGACTTCTGAAAATAGTAGCCGCTCGATCCTCGACGGGTGCGAGCTGTGAACAGTACACGCTTCCCCGTCAGGTCTGCTGGTGTCTCATCAGGATTACGAATCGTGATCGTCATCTCCCGCACGTCTGCGCGGTACATTGTCGAAGTCGTTGGCGTCATAGCTCCACCTCTCCATACAGGGAATCCACCATCTCAACCGATGCGCTAAGCGTGTCCACCATCGCCACCGAAGCCACATAAACAAAAGGTGGCGGAATAGTGAAAGTACCCGTGGCAGCGGACACAACAGGGCCGATCACCGCCGCCGATGAGCCGAAGATTAGCTGGTCAATCGTGCCAGTTGCCACACTCGTAACAGGCCCAATGAGTGCATTCGATGAGCCACGCAACCCGACAAACCCGGACGATGAGGACACAACAGGCCCAATCGTTGAAGCGCCCGCGCCACTCACCTCAATCGTGCCGGTTGCAGCGCACGTAATAGCCGCGATTGTGGCGTTGCATGAGCCTGTCAGACCAGTGGTATCGACGTACCCAAGCTGCATCAGCCCAAGTTCAATCAGCCCAAGTTGTGACGTTTGGCTCATTACGATTTAGCGATCCCGTAGATGCGAATCGTGCCGCTAGCGATGTTTCCAGACGACATCAGAAACCGCAGCGCATTGACAGCCGTTGTCGCCTTGTATGCGCCCCAGGTTTTTGTATTAGCCATGTTCGCAATGCCAGTGCCTGATGTATCCATTGAGATTGCATCGCCAAATACATTGAAGTAAGCGGCACCTCCTGCGGGATTTGGCACGTTGTAGACGCCACTGCACGTGTATTGTGATCCAGTATTTTCAATGTTGTACGAAAGTTGGACTGAGGTACCAGCCGCGTCTCCTGTTTGTGTTGATCCTGTCCCTGAATGAAACCATTGAATCCACTGGTATGATGCCGTGCTGATATAGCTTGCGCCGTTGTCGGTTGAAACCCTCAGCGTTAGCTGAGCGCCATCGGTTGCGGGCATTACGTTGATCACGCGGATCATGTAATCGTCGAAATCGCTCTGAATCAGATTCGTTCCATCGGTGCGGGTTGCGAAATCGAGGGTAGCCGATGCGCTAGCAGTGAGAGTCTTGAGCAGGACCATTGCACCCTGCGCCACGATGTCCGCCCGCAATTGCGTCAATGCCGATACGGTGAGCGCCCATCGCAGCGTTTCACCGCTGGTGATGTTTCCATCCCCTGAGCCTTCAGTGGCGTCTGCTACTACGGTCAAGGTGTCAGTGCTTCGAGCGGTCACCTTGAATATGCGGATCGTTCCCGCGCCGTTGTTGTAGGCGATCCAGTAGTCCCCCGTGGCGGGTAGCCGAGCGCCATGCCCCGCCGTGAGATCCATAGTTCCGCTAGCCGCAATGTAGTTGCTGCCTAGCGTAACCGTCTGCAAACTCGAATTTGCCGAGTACTTTAGGCTTGCCATATTAAGCCCCCGGTGCCGTCAGTACAAAGGCCGTGATGTTGATTGTGTAGCCAGCGACAAAGGCCGTAGAGGTGAAGGTGAGATCGCCGCCGCCGCCCGTTGCCGTGACGGTGCCCTGAAGTATCGCAGTGCCGCCGCTGGTCACCAATCGAAAGAATGAAGCCGTGCCGGTAGCGTTTGCGCTGCTGTCGCTGGTAATGGCATTTGCCGTCAGGACGCCGCTAGAAGCCGCTGGTGCAAAGGTGGCAGAGCAA